GCTGGTATCAGCAAATCGCAGCTGGACGATATCCTGATCAATCCTGCGATCTTCAAATGGCGGCAGAGCGCGCCGGTCGATACCGAAAAGCTGAAAGCTTTGGATATGGGTACCGCCCTGCACTGCCTGCTGCTGGAGCCAGACGAGTTCGACAAGCGCTTCATCGTGGCACCAGATTTTAACAGGCGCACGACGGCGGGCAAGGAAGAGGAAAAGCAGTTTCTGAAGAACTGTGAGCACAGCAGCATGACTGTCATGGATGCCGAACAGGGCCGGAAATTAAAGCTGATGCGCGAAAGCGCGCTGGCCCACCCGGCGGCCCGCTGGCTACTGGAAGCTGACGGACACTGCGAAGCGTCGATTTACTGGAATGACGATGAAACCGGCGAGCTTTGTCGGTTCCGGCCGGACAAATTCCTCAACGGTCAGCCGGTCGTTGTCGATGTGAAAAAGGTTGCTGACATGGATCGCTTCCCACGTCACGTCGAAGAGTTCCGTTATCACTTGCAGGATGCCATGTACCGCGAGGGCTTTTACCGTCACTTCAGCGAATACCCCATGTTTATCTTCATCGCTGTGAGCGAAACCATTGACTGTGGCCGCTATCCCACGCGCGTTTTTCAGCTGGCCGAAGAAGACACCGCCGCTGGCTTCGAGCTGTTTCGCCGCAGCCTGGACACCTATCACGAATGCCGCACGACCGGTAACTGGGGCGGCATTGAAGAAATCACGCGCCCGGCCTGGGCGAAGAAAAAGGACAATGTATGAGCAACGAAATTATCCACGCCCCGGTTAACGAGGCTGACACTAAAGCGGCAATCTTCAGCCCGTCAGGGCTGCAAAAGCTTCAGGCATTCGCTGATGTTATGGCAAAGGGCCGCGCCACCGTTCCGGCTCACCTGGCAGGTAGCCCCGCTGATTGCATGGCTGTGGCATTACAGGCCGCCCAGTGGGGAATGAATCCCTATGCCGTCGCGCAGAAAACGCATCTTATTAATGGCGTCCTCGGCTATGAGGCGCAGCTGGTTAATGCTGTCATTACCTCAATGGCGCCAACAAAAGGCCGGCTCCATTACGACTGGTTTGGGCCTTGGGAAAACGTTATCGGGAAGTTTGTTGAGAAGACGTCTCAGAAAGGTAACAAATATATAGCCCCAAACTGGAAAATGGACGATGAAAAAGGTTGTGGCGTACGGGTATGGGCCACCTTAAAAGGCGAAGATGAACCGCGCGTTCTGGAGCTTCTCTTGTCTCAGGCTCAGGTAAGAAACTCCACGCTGTGGGGGAGCGATCCGAAGCAACAGCTGGCCTATCTTGCCGTTAAGCGCTGGGCGCGCCTCTACTGCCCGGACGTTATCCTGGGCGTTTATACGCCGGATGAATTCGAGCAGAAAGAGCGCGTCGAGCGCGACGTCACCCCGGCGCGTACCCGGCAGGATTTGAACAAACTGATCAATCAACGACAGGCCGAACCAGCACAAACGGAAGCCAGCCAGGCACCGGACCGGACGCCGGAAGAGCTGCTGAAGGACTTCACCGAAGCAGCAAGCAAAGCCGTGAGCGTTGAAGAGCTGGACAAATTCTACAAATACGCCGCCCGCAAGCTGGCCGCCGATACCGAAAAGCTCGACATGGCGACCGACGTTTACAACATACGTCGCGATGAGCTGGTCGAATCTACTCGTTAGATACCTCGTGGATCCGTGCTTATAACAGGACGACGTAAAAGGGGTTCCCTTAAAAAAAATTTAACATGCATCTAATATTTCAGAAGTAGAAATGTTAAATTAGATTAATCTTAATTCCAACGTTACAGGCTTGCTGATGGAGATCACGCAGTTTGAGTTAATCCACCCCACAATCTTCAACGCTGTAGCGAAACAGTTAGGGACCAAATTACCCGACCCTTCGATTAAGATAGAGGTGCCAACATCTCTCATCATGAGCGACCTAGATGAATTTAATCGATTGGGAAAGATAAAGTGGGTGCCGCGTATGATGATCCCCCCCTATTGCGATTATGAGTACCATCATCCGGTAAGGTTTGTGGTGTACTACTGCACTAAGATGGTCGGTTATGTCTTCGGCGGTTATAATGAAATCAAGAAAGCTCTTGAGGTACATTACATGGAGAAGGTCGACGGTTGCCATGCCGACCTCAACAGGAAATTTCTGCCAATTGCCGTCGAAGTTCTGTCAACTTACGCATGTTTCCTCAAACAACAGGGGTTAGCAGTTGATAGAATGGCTCTAGTAAACTCAGTAAGTAACAAGCAGAGCTACTACCATAATAGTGGTTTCGAACTACACGCCAATTATGATGGTTTCTGCCATGCTATGGTACTAAGCGCAAGCCTTGAGACTGGCAGTTTTGAAGGTCTTAGCATGCTTTAGCTTAGAAATGATGCTTACACGATTTTACAAATTAAGAGAAAAGCCATAAAAAAAGTTGACCACGCAACTTGTTATTTGAAGGCTGCTCGATTACATTTACGTCAACCGTTCCAGTTTACATTTGTAAACTTTTTCAAAATGTAGCCGATACTGTAGTAGTAACAGGTTACTTAAATAATATTGAACGGTTTTTCCCCATGAGGAGTCGATATGAAAACTACTGAGCAGATGATGGCTGAAGCTGAGAAGCTTGTGGCTACGCTGTTTGCTAACGGCGGTTCACCGATGAATAAGTTCGGAACCAGCTGGGAGCAGCTCGAGAAGCTCGAACTCCGGGATGCTCAAATTACGACTATCACTCCATGCGAATTTCACCAACAAGTAGCATGTGGTTAAATGTGATGGTAAAAATAGAGGCCGCTTAATGCGGCCTTTTTTGTGCCTGTAACAAAAATCCAAAATACCGTTTCTACCTAACCTCGCCGCTGCGAGGTTTTTTTATGCCCAATTTTCAGGAGTTACCTATGTGCGATATCGCAGATGAAGCCTTTGAACGTGAAGAATGGGAGCGCACGTTAGCGCTGAAGAATCGCAAGCTGCCAGATCCGCCGTCGCCGGTTTGTCGCAACGGTGACTGCGGCGAGAAGTCGCAGCCAGGCACCAGCTATTGCTCGCCGGAGTGCCGGGAAGATGCAGAACGGCTGGCGCGGGCAGAGAGGCAGCGGAGAGTTGCTTAATGGACGCGCCGACTGAAAATGCCCTGCGGTCAGTCGCCCGAAGTTGCAGACAGGAAATCATCAGCGTCAGGAAAGGCAAACCAAAATCCGAGCATGACCGCATTACCACCCTTCTGTTAGACAAATACACCCAAAAGATTACCGCGCTGCCGCCTGGCAGATACCCGGCCCGTCAATGGCTGGTCTATTTCGTGCGCGTGGTGGATAAGGAGATAAAGAATGTCAGTTGAATTAATCGATAAGCGCCGTGCGGGCGAACGCATCAGCGATCTTTGCCTACCCAACGGAACTTGGTTCAAAGTCCTCTCTATACCCGGCATGGAAAAGTTGGTTGATACCCAGCACACCAACGATCCTCTTAGCGTGACAGCAGTGAAAGCAAAAAAGATGGCTGCGCTTATTGAAGCGTGGTCGCCGCCTGATGGTTGGATAAACGGCAACGACCACCGATCGCACGCAAAAATGAAAGCCTGGCTTATTGAGTTCCTGCTGGGTTGCAACGGTTTCCGCACCCTGTAATCACCCTCCCCCACACCATCGCAACCACAGAGGCACTATGGAAGAAGAGATCTTCACACGTGAGGAGGCTGCCGCATTCCTAAAAATCGACAAAGGAACGGTAACTCAATGGATTTGCTCAGGAAGACTGTTTGCCACCCAGATAAACCCAGGCCGAAAGAAAAGTCCATATCGTATTTGTAAGTCCGACTGTATTGCGGCTTTGAAGAACCCGATCCACAATCGGGCCGTGAATGCGGTTGGTATGCCGGAGGATAAAGCATGTCAATCAAACAGCGTGCCGGTACATGGCACTGCGACTTCGTTGCGCCTGGTGGACAACGAATTAGACGCTCTCTTGAAACAACGGACAAAAGGCAGGCGCAGGAGCTGCATGACAAGCTGAAGGCAGAGGCTTGGCGAGTTGATCGCCTGGGCGAGTATAAGGCCAGGACGTTTAATGAAGCTTGCGTGCGCTGGCTTAACGAGAAGCAGCATAAAAAAAGCCTGGATGATGATAAAAGCCGGATAGGATTCTGGATGCAGCACTTTAACGGCAAGCATCTGTCCAGCATTACCGAGGACAGGATACTCGCTGCGGTTAGCGGAATGATTAACCGTAAACACCTGATGAACTGGGAGGCTATGAGGGATAGCCGATTAAGGCAGGGATTGCCGGTGCCGGCATACAAGGAGAAGCCAGCAGCCCAGGCGACAAAGGCAACACACCTCGCTTTCATTCGGGCTTTGTTGAGGTGTGCGGCTAATGAGTGGCGATGGATAGAGAAGGCGCCAAACATTAAATGCCCTGTCCCGAAAAATAAGCGCATCCGCTGGCTAACAAAGGAGGAGGCAAAGGATTTGATAAGGGAAATGCCGGATCACTTTCGGCCGGTGGTCGTGTTTGCCCTGGCTACCGGGTTGCGCCGGTCGAATATTGTCGATCTCGAATGGTCGCAAATCGACATGCAGCGTAAGGTTGCCTGGATACATCCAGAGGATGCAAAAGCAGGTAGGGCGATTGGGGTCGCCCTTAATGATTCAGCCTGCAAGATACTTCGCGATCAGGTTGGCAAACATAACCGCTGGGTATTCGTTCACACAGAATCTTCAGTCCGTCCGGACGGGACCAGGACTAAAGCTGTCAGGAAAATGCGTAGCGATGCTAACACGGCGTGGCGGGCAGCGTTAAGGCGTGCCGGGATAGAAAACTTCCGGTTCCACGACCTGAGGCATACTTGGGCAAGCTGGCTCGTTCAGTCAGGCGTGCCTTTGTCAGCTCTACAGGAAATGGGTGGCTGGGAGAGTATTGAAATGGTGCAGCGGTACGCTCATCTGGCGCCAAGTCATTTGACGCAGCATGCCATGCAAATCGACTCTTTTTTGGGTGACAATGGCACAAATATGGCACAAGGTGCTTTTGATGAGTTGGTCAGGATGGCTTAAAGCGTTGATTTTACTGGTGCCGATAAGAGGAGTCGAACCTCCGACCTTCGCATTACGAATGCGCTGCTCTACCAACTGAGCTATATCGGCTTTCAGAGAGGATACTGCGGGCACTACGTTAAAAAAAACCTGTCGCGGAGTCAAGCACCTGCAGACTAAATGATGACTTTATAATCAACGGTTAACGATAGCATCATTTTTCCCTGCAGGCTGTTTTCCCTGCCCTCTTATTATTTGGGCAGCCTCACCTGTTTCACACCTGCTCCCGGCTTATTCACCCGGAGCCAATCTATCTTTACCCTCTACTTCCGCCCTTCCAGCAGCATCCGCACCGCCAGCCCGGTCAGCACCGTGCCCATCAGCCAGCGCTGAAGCTTTTGCCACGTGGGGCGCTGCGCCAGAAAGCCAGCGATGGCCCCTGCCGTAAAAATAATCAGGCCGTTAACCAGCAGGCTGAGGGTAATTTGGGTAAAACCCAACTGCAAGGACTGAGCTAATACGTTTCCCTGTTCTGGCCTGATAAACTGCGGCAGAAGCGTCAGGTAAATAACAGCGGCTTTAGGATTTAACAGGTTGGTCAGCAGGCCCATCATAAATAGCTTGCGGGGACTGTCAGGCGGTAAATCGCGTAACGTAAAGGGAGACTTACCGCCAAAAACAGCCTGCCAGGCCATATAAAGCAGATAACAGGCGCCCGCGATGCGCAGCGTCTCATACGCCAGCGGTACCGCCATAATCAGCACGGTAATCCCCAGCGCGGCGCAGACCATATAAAAAATAAACCCCAGCGCCACGCCGCACAAAGACACCAGGCCCGCGCGGCGACCCTGACACAGGGAGCGGGAAAGCAAATAAATCATATTCGGGCCTGGAGTCAGGACCAGCCCCAAAGCGATCGCCGCAAAGGGAAGCAGTTGGGAAAAGGTTACCATCAGCACATTCCTTCTGGGTAGGGAAAGCTCACTGTTCGCACGCTTCTTCTGGGTGAGAAAAGATCACCATCCGCACGCTTCTTCTGGGTGAGAAAAGATTACCATCCGCACGCTTCTTCCGGGTGGGGAAAGCTCACTGTTCTCACGTTTCTTCTGGGTGAAAAAGATCACCATCAGCACGTTCCTTCCGGGTGGGGAAAGCTCACCCTCTGCACGTTCGTTCCGGGTGAGAAAACGTCGCTATCAGCATGTTCTTTCTGGTTCAGTCCTGTCCTGAGTGTAAGCCACTTCCCTGTGGCTTGTCCCCTCAACTGCGCACGGTATCGTTGCCGAAAATAACCCATTTATAGGTGGTCAGCGCTTCCAGCCCCATCGGGCCACGCGCGTGCAGCTTCTGGGTGCTGACCGCCACTTCCGCGCCCAAACCAAACTGCCCGCCATCGGTAAAGCGCGTGCTGGCGTTAACATATACCGCAGAAGAATCCACTTCGTTAACAAAGCGCTCTGCGTTCACGATACTGCGCGTCAGGATCGCATCGGAGTGCTGCGTGCCATATTCACGGATATGCGCGATAGCATCGTCAAGACCGTCCACCAGCCTGACGTTAAGATCCAGCGCCAGCCATTCGTCACGATACTGCTCTTCTGTTACCGGGCTGACTTCCGCCGGGCCTTGCTGCAGTAGCGGCAGCGAATGCGGATCGGCGTGTAGGCTGATACCTTCTTGCTGCATACGCGCGCTCAACGCAGGCAGGAACGCCTCGCCAATTGCCGAGTGCACCAGCAACGTTTCAACGGAGTTACAGGCGCTGGGGCGCTGTTTTTTGGCATTCACAATCACGTTTAACGCTGTCGACACGTCCGCATCCCGATCGACAAAAATATGGCAAACGCCGATACCGCCGGTGATCACCGGAATGGTTGACTGCTCGCGGCACAGCTTATGCAGGCCAGCACCGCCGCGCGGGATCAGCATATCAACGTAGCGATCCAGCTTTAGTAGCTGATTGACCAGCTCGCGATCCGGGCTTTCAATCGCCTGTACGGCGCCAGCTGGCAGACCGTGCTGCTTCAGCGCATCCTGAATAACGCGAACGGTGGCGCCATTGGTACGATACGTCTCTTTGCCGCCACGCAAAATAGCGGCATTGCCGGTTTTAAGGCACAGCGAGGCGACATCCACCGTGACGTTTGGCCGCGCTTCATAAATCACGCCCACCACGCCCAACGGCACTCGTCGACGCTCAATGCGCAGGCCGCTGTCCAACACGCCGCCATCCATTACCACGCCAACCGGATCGGCCAGATGGCAAACCTGACGCACGTCGTTCGCCATGCCCTGTAGCCTGGCGGGATTCAGCATCAGGCGGTCCAACAGCGCCTCGCTCAGGCCGTTTTTACGGGCGTCCGCCAGGTCCAGTTCGTTGGCAGCAAGGATATCCGCGCTCTGCGCTTCCAGACGATCCGCAATGGTCATCAGGACCTGGTTTTTTTGCGCGGTAGAGAGTACCGCCAGCTGGTATGAAGCGGCTTTCGCGGCTTTACCCATTTCTTCAAGCATCTGCTGCTCCTTAACTGACGATCATATCGTCCCGGTGAACCGCGACCGGGCCATACTCGTAGCCTAAAATTTCGCTAATCTGCTGGGAATGGTGCCCGGCTATCATTCGCATCGCATCGCTATTGTAGCGACAAACGCCGTGTGCCACGTCGCGCCCTTCCAGGCTACGAATGCGGATCACTTCGCCGCGCGAGAAGTTGCCGCTGATTTCACGAATGCCTTTTGGCAGTAGCGAGCTGCCGCGTTCCAGCATCGCGGCCAGCGCGCCATCGTCCACGGTGATTTCACCCGCAGGCGGCGCGCCGAAAATCCAGCGCTTACGGTTTTCCAGCGGCGTTTGCAGCGCGTGAAAGCGGGTGCCGACCGGCTTGCCGTCAATGACATCGCCAATCACGCCCGCGCGGCTACCGGCAGCAATAATGGTATCAATGCCGGCGCGACAGGCCACGTCGGCGGCCTGCAGCTTGGTTGCCATGCCGCCGGTTCCCAGACCAGAGACGCTGCCACCAGCCAGTTCACGCAGCGCATCGTCAATGCCGTGCACGTCACGGATCAGCTCCGCCTGAGGATTATTGCGCGGATCGGCGGTAAACAGACCGGCCTGATCGGTCAGCAACAGCAGCTTGTCAGCGCCGGCCAGCATGGCGGCGAGCGCGGACAGGTTGTCGTTGTCGCCGACTTTGATCTCCGCCGTGGCCACCGCATCGTTTTCGTTGATAACCGGCACGATATGGTTATCCAGCAAGGCACGCAGCGTGTCGCGCGCGTTCAGAAAGCGCTCGCGATCTTCCAGATCGGCACGCGTCAACAGCATCTGGCCGATATGGATACCATAGATGGAAAAGAGCTGCTCCCACAGCTGGATCAACCGGCTCTGCCCCACCGCAGCCAGCAGCTGCTTTGAGGCGATGGTCGGCGGCAGCTCCGGGTAGCCGCGGTGCTCACGTCCGGCGGCCATGGCGCCTGAGGTAACGATCACAATCCGATGGCCTGCCGCGTGCTGCTGCGCGCCCTGGCGCACCAGTTCGACAATATGTGCCCGGTTCA